ATTTTGCGGTTTTTAAGGGTAATTCGTGACATTCTACCTGTTGTCACGAATCGCCCTTTCTTTATTTATGACCATAAATATCGATGACATAACTTTGGTCTTGATCTTTATTCAAGGCAAAGATATGAAATTGACAATCAAGCAAGAGAAGTTCTGTAATTATTACTTGGAATCAGGCAATGCTTCCGAGGCGTACAGGCGTGCTTATTCTTGCGAGAATATGAGACCCGAGACTATTAATATAAGGGCTTGCGAGCTTCTAGCCAACGGTAAGATAGCGGTAAGGGTAAAAGAGTTGCAAGCTGATTTACAAAGAAGATCGGATATAACCAAAGACGAGGCTATTGATATCCTTAAGAATATAGCACGGGCCAATGTCGTGGATATGTTGCAAATCAAGAGGGGGAAGAACTATGTAATCTTCTTGATAAAAGATTTGTCTAAACTGCCTTTGTCTTTCCAATTAGCTATCCAATCGGTCAAAAGTACGGATAAGGGCTTTGAGGTAAAGATGTATTCCAAGATAGACGCTTTGGATCGCCTTTCGAAGATGATGGGATGGGATGCGCCTGTCAAATCGGAGGTCAATATAGATGGCGAGGATAAATCCATAACTATTCAGGTTATTGACAAGAGGGAGGACGTTATCAATGGTGATACAGACGACTAGGATATATACGGAGGTACAAGGCGCTTTGGATAGCGGTTATAAGATCATATCTGCCCAAGGATCTTCTAGGAGCAGTAAGACTTATAACATATTGATATTCCTTATAGCGTATATCCTTCATAACCCTAAGCTGTCTCTATCTATCGTGAGGAAGACATTGCCGGCGCTGAAGGGATCTGTCTTCCGGGATTTCAAGGAAATCATGATCGATAAGTTCCGTATATGGGATAATAGGTACATGAACAAGTCGGAGATGGTTTACTCGTTCCCAAATGGATCATTCGTGGAGTTCTTTTCCACGGATGATGAGCAGAAGATAAGAGGAAGGAAACGTGATATACTTTATTGTAACGAGGGAAATGAGATATCTTATCTTGAGTGGCAGCAACTGGTGATGCGTACCACTCTTTTCTCTGTCATTGATTATAACCCGTCGTTCAGTGACGAGCACTGGATTTGCGATCTAAACAATGACCCTAGGACGTATCATTTTATATCCACTTATAAGGACAATCCTTTTTTAGAGCAAACAATCATCGATGAGATAGAGTCATTGAAGAATAAGAATAAGGTGCTTTGGGCGGTTTATGGGTTAGGGCAGCGGGCGATGGCCGAAGGGTTGGTGTTCCCTGATTTCGAGATCGTGGACGAGTTCCCTTCCTATGCCAAGCATGTGGCGTTAGGGCTTGACTTTGGATATAGCTATGACCCTACCGCTATAGTTAGATGCGGATTGGTTGATGATAGGTTATATCTTGATGAGAAATGTTACCGCACCCATATGTTAACCAAGGAGATTATTAAGGTATTGAAAGACCTTGGCTTGGTGGTTTACGCTGACAGCGCCGATCCAAGGCTTATACAAGAAATATCAAATGCGGGGATAATCATATACCCTGCGGACAAGTACAAGGGATCTGTTATGGGAGGTATTATCAAGATGATGGAGTATAAGATTTGTGTCACCAAGAGATCTTTAAACTTGATAAAAGAGCTTAGGAACTATGTATACGCCCAAAACAAGGACGGTAAATTTATCAATGAGCCTATTGACGGGTATAACCATCTTATCGATGGGGCACGTTATTGGACGATAGGCAAGCTTCTAGGAAAAGTATTAACAACAAGACTGTACTCGAAGGAGGAGTTAGGATTTTAACATGAATTACATAGACGCTATATTTCAGGTTTTCCAAAACAAGATATTGAACTCGTTTGGAGTGGAGAGGGACTTTGTCAGCCTTATCAAGGATAGGGATATAAGCCGGGCCATGTCAATGATGCAATGCCGGGACAGGGATGTTTCCCAAGCTATCTTGGAGTATAACCCGGAATCCCATGAGGTTAATAAACGTCCTAATAAGCACAGGAAAAATCAAGAACCATATATCACGGAGAAATTGCCACGAGGAAGGCAAGCGTATATAAATGAGGTGGAGCTGTTTTTTCTCCTCGGGCAGCCTATCTTGTGGAAAGCTGTATCGGATGATACGGATAAGGCTTTCAGGGCATTCGGTGATTTTCTCCGTTATACTCGATTCAACACGACAATCCGGGAAGCCAAGCGTTTGGCCGGTGCGGAGACGGAGAGCGCTAAGGTTTATCATATATACAGGGAAAATGGTATGCCCCAAGTAAAGGTTAAGGTTATATCCAAGTCAAAAGGATATACATTGCGGCCTTTATTTGATCAATGGGATAACATGATAGCTTTTGGTTATGGATATACGTTGCTTGAGGGCGATAAGTCCGTAGAGCATTTTGATATAGAGACCCCGGAATACATCTATCGATGCAAGAGAGCGGATATCGGATGGGATGTTACGCCATTGCTTAATCCTTCGGGTAAAATAAATGTTATCTACTATCGTCAAAACAAGGCATGGTATGGGGTGCAAAAGCGTATAGACAGAGAGGAAGCGGTTGATAGCAAGGCGGCGGATTCCAATAATTATTTCTCCGATCCAAAATTGAAATTAACCGCTGATGTCATTCAGAGCATAGTAGGGGGAGGATCTAATATGGTAGGAGAGGTTATCACCATGTCCGATAAGGACAAAAGCGCTGCCGAGTACCTAGTTCCGCCCGATTATTCCACGATGAAAGAGGCGGAGAAAAAAGACCTGTCATCAAGCATACTATTCGATACGTTCACCCCGGATTTCAGTTACGAGAACATGAAGGGGCTTGGGACATTATCCGGGGAGGCATTGAAAAGGGCCTTGGCTCTTGGATACATGAAAAGGGATAACTTGAAAGAGATATATGATATATTAATAGACCGTGAGAAGAATCTTATATTGGCTATCATGATGAACGTAACTCATATCGGCATGAGAGAGGAGTTAAGCAGGCTCGACCTGCAACATGAGTTCTCCGAGCCTTTCGCCGAGGATAAGGATAAGAGAATAGATATGATAGCGAAACTCTATGATTCAGGATTGGTGTCCCTTCAAACGGCGGTAGATATGCTGTCCTTGACTGATAAGCCGGAGGAGGAGATTCGACGGATATTAGAGGAGAAGCGGGAAAAGACGCAAGGAAATGAGAAGGACAAGAATCTTAAAGCTCCGGATGATTCCACTCAAGAATAAGACCGGTTTAAGTCGTACCTTGATATCATTAAATTTAATGGGCGTGGTTATTTTATAGCCATGCCCTATTGTTTTTGTGACAATCGGTCTATTGTCATGTATATAACCCGTTTTTATTTTATTACAAGCTTATGTATCAATACTTTTATGCGAAAAAATAAAAGCAAGAGCATGAAAGAGAAGATTTTCCAGCAGTTAAAACAGAAGTTCTCAAATCTTGGGTTAACGGAGGATGTTTTGAGGTCCGTGGCAGAATCATTGGGGTCCACTGGCCTGATTACGGACGATAATCTTGAAACTGCGGTAGCAGGGCAAGAGTCAATGTTGAAATCTTACCAGAGTTCCTTGGATAAGGTGCGAACCGAAAGCGCAAATTACAAGAAGGAATTAGAGGAGTTGAGAGGCAAGGGGGGCGGCCAGCAACAGCAACCAGATAAAAACGAGGAGCCGGATTGGTTCAAGAAGTATCGTGAGGAGCAGGACGAGAAAATCCGGCTCTTGACCTCCGAGAATGATAAAGCTAAGGAGGAGAAAGCACGTGCTGAAAGACACAATCTGATCCTTGACAAGGCCAAGAGCCTTAAGATCTCAAAGGAACGGATAGAGGAGGGCTTCGCTATAACGGACGATATGGACGATAACGCGATTGATACTTATCTGTCCAAGGTGAGACAAAATGAGGTCGCAAAGGGATTAGAGGAAAAAGGTTCGGCGTTCTCTGTCTCTACGTCCAAGGAAAAGAGCAAGGAGCTCGCTAAGGATTGGGCCAAATCATTGCCGGACGCTAATTAAAGTAAAAGATTATGGGTATCGAATTTAACAAAACAAAGATTAAAGGATCGTTCCCCGTCTTTTGGCGCGGGGAATGCGCAGTCCTTCCCGGGGATTTCAAATTAACCACTGAGTTGGCGGAAGGGACAATCGTGCGAAAGGGCACTCCTATCAAGCTGGACTTTGATCGCATGGAGTGCAAGATCTGTAAGGCCGTTAAGGTATTAGCCGGAGGAACGACCACTAAGCCACGTATAGGGAAAGATAGCTTTGTCGCCAAGGGAGATTCTATTGGTGGGCAGAACGTGAGTTCCGTAGATTCAAGCAACTCTGATTATGACGTGGTTACATTGGATGCCGCTGTAGAGTCTGCTACAGAAGGGGCGATTCTTGCCGTGGGAACGGATGAGCCTGACGCTGTGGTTGAGACAACGTTTGTCTATACGAAGAATATGTCTTTCCAGACGGTATCGGCGGGATATGAGGTCCTTATCCTTAAGGATGTGGCTTATCCAGTCCCTTCCTCATGGTTGACGGGATTCAGCATGAAGAATAATCCCACAATTAAGTATATTAGACAGTAAGGAGGTGAACGATGGATGTTTATAGTTCTATTTTTGGCGAACTGACGAAAGAGGTTCAGATTCGTATTGACGCTGCCACGGAGCTTCGCAAGCGCTTGTTTGACCAGAATATCTACGAGCGTTATCTTGATTGGGATGTCCCGACTATCGGCCTTAATTTTGAGGAGCTGATCGGGCAATATAACTTGAGCGTGGCGGCGGCTACCCTTGATTCCAAGGGAAAGGAACCGATCTTGGGTACGGAGGGGCTTGAGACCTTGAAGCAAAAGGTCCTTACCCACCAGATGAGTTACTCAATGCCGATCGAGGAGTATCGCAAGGTCTTGCAGATCCTAGACTCTAGGATGTTGACGGATGACCAGAAGACACAGCAGCTCATTAATCTGATGTGGAATAACGTGTCTACCGTTGTCAAATCCGTACAATCTAAGTTGGATATTATTTTCTTGGGTGCCTTGTCTAACAAGGGGGTATTTACATTTAATGCCAATAATAACCCTGAAGGAGGGGTACGTGGTATTATTGATTACAAGATGCCGCCCGAGAATATCGCTAGCGTTACTCTTGACTGGACGGATACCAATAAGGACAACGTCGATCCTTTCGAGGATATCCAAGGTGTCGTGGATGCGGCCCAAGACAAGGTGACGTTTGATAAGATATTGATGTCTCCGGCCAGATTGTCTTATTTGCTTAAGAGCAGGAAGATGAAACAGGTCATTTTTGGGACCGACAAATCCGGCACTCCTCTTTTGATGTCCGGTTTGAATGAGTTCCTACGCTCTAATGACCTTCCTGTCATAGAGACAGTGAGACGTATCACCCGTATCCAAGACAACGGCAAGCTATCCGAGTACAAGCCTTGGAACGACAAGAATATCGTCTTTGTCCCGGCAGGTAAATTAGGTGTCATCAAGAACGCTTACGCCGATAATGAGTTGAGACAGGAACCGGGCGTTACTTACTCTAATTATGGCCGGATTCGTATCTCTCAATGGGGCAAGGGCGAGACGGACAATTCCAATGGCGTAGAGTTTACCAAGGCTCAATCGCTATCCTTGCCGGTCCTTACCGAGATTAATGGTATTTACTCATTGACGGTGGAGGCATGACGATAAGAGACTACATAGGGCAGAAATTCTCGGCTTATGGAGATCTATCCGAGGCGAATATGCTGGATTTCAGCATCAAATCGGGGTTATCCCCGGACGATGAGATGTCTAGGGAATCCATAGGCAAGGTAGAGACAGGGATGATAGGGATCATCCCGTCGCTGCTGTTGCGCCCGGATAGCGTCAATGAGAGCGGCTTCTCTGTCTCTTGGGACAAGGACGGCCTCCGGCGGTATTATTTGTTCCTGTGCGAACGGAATGGTGTTAGCCCGGATGTGTCTTCCGGTCTTGGGGTAGTCTCATCTTATATGGATTATTGATATGTATTACGCTCCTCACATATTAGAACGAAAGGTTGTCAAGGAACCCGATATTGACGATAATGGCAATCCTGTGGAAGGCACGGGATCGGAATGTTGGGAGCTAGTGTCAACATGTAGGTGCGATGACAACGGAGCCGGTAAGCAGATTGGAGTAGGCGGTGAAATGCGTGCCTATGATTATCATGTTGTCATTAAGGGAAAACATCTTATTCCTATAGGCACTATGGTCCGGGTTTTGGATCAAGATGGTAATATACGTGGTGAAGGCGAGGTTTTGAAGCCCCTTATGTGTAACTTCCTAAGCTATTCAGAGATATGGATATAAAGGTCAAGTTTGATTTGTCTGATTTGGAACAGGAATTGAAATCCTTGGACGATAAGGTGATAAATAAACTTGTCCAAACGGGTGAGGCCGCTATCCAAAAGGCTGTCAAAAGCGGTCAATACGTGAATAGGACTGGAAACCTTAGAAGCTCGATAGGCTATGTGCTAGCCTATAACGGCAAGGTTATCAGGGAGGGCGGTTTCAAGAAAGTTGAGGGGTTCGGGCCTAACATGCAAAGAGCTAAGTTTACTACCAAGGAGGGTAAGAATGTCGATTTCTGGGCTAATGGGCCTAGCGGAGATGGAACGTTGGGTAGCGAGGAGGGACGTAAGCTTGCTACGGAACTGGCAACTTCTGCCAAGAATGGTTATACGATGGTAGTTGTAGCCGGTATGGGGTACGCTAGCTATGTCAATGCCAAGGGACTGGACGTTATGGATAGCGCTATGATAGAGATAAAAGAATTGCTTAAACCATGATGTCCACCGAGGATATAAAGGATTTGCTTTACCGTAAGCTCAAGGAGGTCTATTACGGCATACCTGTATATAAGGACAGGCATCCCCCCTATAAAAAGGGCAAGGTTCCGGAAAGGATTGTTGTCCACATGGGGACGATGTCCAATACGCCTTGGAGCATGGGATACGCTAATATCAATATCCTAGTGCCTTGCTTGGAGTCCATGGGCTACAAGACGCCTAATAATACAAGGCTGAACGAGCTTCAAGAAATAGCGGAGAGAAATTTCTTGTCTTGCTATTTTGAGTACGGCGATAATAAGGGAAAATACTCGATAGAGGACTTGTCCACGGAGGAAGACCCGGATACGGACTCTTACTTCGTTAACGTGAGATTATTTATTAAGGTTGCTAATTTTAAAATGAGATAAGATATGGCTAACGAGAAGATTATGGCCGTGGGTATCAAGAAACTGTATTATGGTCCGGTTATCACGGACTCTACGTTTGATCCCACGAAATTAAAGACCCTCTTGTCCGGGGAAACCTTGACGGAGGTCATTAACGTGCATCAAGATACTTGGAGTTATGAGGAGGCTGAGGCTAGCGTGACCGAGTACAAGAACCAGTTGTCTAAGAATACCTATAGACAAACCCAAGAACAAGGTTCCGTTCAAGTCTCCTTCACTATTGGGCAATATGATTTCCAGACGAAAGCGGATTTGCAAGGAGGAACGGCTACCGCTACAGGGTGGCAGAGAGCCCGAGGGTATCAAGAGATCTATAAATGCGTGATCGCAGAGACTGAGGATGATGTGTGGATCGTATTCCCAAAGGCGGCTATCGTTGGCCGAGGTGCCGATACGGACGGCGCTATCGGCTTGGCTGTCGCTGCTACTCCAATGGAGCCGGAGACGAAAGAACTTAATCCTGAATATTGGTGGGCTGATAGCGTAGTCAATCCTTCTATTTAACTTGGATATATAATCGGGAGGGTATTTAACCTTCCCTTATCTTTTCAACATGAATAAAGCGGCAGAGAAAGTAAGCGAGGCGATCAATGGGAGGAGGTTCGCTACCGTGGTCGTCAACGGGAAGGCCATAACCGTATATCCCCCGGCTATAAAGGTATTATGTAGGGCCATTACTTGGTTCTCAATGGTATCTGTACCTAACGAGGCCACTTGGGTAGATGCCCTTTTCATGGTACCGGATAATATCCGTTATATCAGCCGTGGAATATCATGCGTTATCGTTGGAGATGTGGAGGAATGGGAGAGAAAATCCGCATGTTTATCGAACGACTTTGATAATTGTACCTTGGAGGAATTGAAAACCATTTTCGAGGATATCATAAAGTTAATACACGTGGATGATTTTTTCGTTTCTGCCGCCTTAGCGAAGAGCGTAGCGAGAATGGCGGCGGAACAGAGGTGATAGGTAATGACACGTTGTTCGGACAGATAGCCACGTTCATGGAGAATTTACATTTATCTTACCATGAGGTGATGGAGGTTATCCCTTATCAAAACCTTTTGATGATGCAGAAGGACAAGCTCCGTATCTGTCATGGGAAAAAGGTCGTGAAAATGTCCGGAAAGGATATGTTAGCGAGAAGGAACGGAGGTAGATAAGAGCCGTCTAGCCAATAAGGGCCGGACGGCTCTTCGTCCTATTGCGCTAAAAGATGCGTATTTAAAGATCGGAGGTCGAATCTTCCCGGCTTAGATCTCCCGTTGTTGTATACCGACACGGTCATATGTGGCTTGGGCTTGGTGCCGCTAAATCCGCAAGCCCTCTCCAGCTCGTCGATAAGCCTTTCCATTTTCAAGGATTGCCGATTGAATCGCTCCATCGCCTTCTTGTCCCTTTGGGACGTTAAAAGCATTTCGTTTAGTATCGTGTTTATGTCTTTCATATTCAATCAATCATTTAATAGTTCACAGGTTATCATAGTTAAGGTTTTTGGTGATGCTAAATCTAATCATAGGTTATCTTCTAGGTATCTATTGAGATAGTCTCGTAATTTTCTTACATCTTCTTTTGAGGAAAGAACTAGTGTAACCTCTTTTTCGCATACATTGTCGCATGCTGCAATAAATAATGCGGTGCTTTCATGATTAATGCTCTTGTGTCCTTTTTTGTCTATGCCGTATACATATGATTTTTGCATTTCAATAATAGCCCCATCATCTGAATTGACTGAAACGGTTTTGTACTTGCCTTCCCACTCTTTGACTTCATTTAGTGTCATATCTTCCGTCTGGATAAATCTAAGATTACCTTTACTAGCTAAATAAGGCATACGGATGATTTTATTTGATCTGTTTCTTCTATGTTTGCTCATCTTTCTATCATTTTAATTTGTTTATTATGTTCCATGACTGCATTGGCTACGATCTTGGATGCTTTTCCGCTAGCCAATTCACATTTTCCGTTACCTCTTAGATCATTCTTCTCGATGTCCTCAGAGGCTAAAGCTTCCGCAAGGCCCACTGCCATCAACTCAGCTATGCTCATATGATCTCTTATGTTCGCTGTTTTGGGAAGATTCTTCTTCTCACGTATTACATTTGTACCACCGCCATACAAATGACTATATATAGCATTTGTACAATTGCGGAAACCTTCACGTTCCACGCCATGGGAAGCTAGTGTACTAGTAAATGCGCTACGGGATATTTTACCTTGAATCCTTTGAGCAATCCATCGCTCATTTTTACCTTTTCTTTTATATGTGTTTATGGCACGATCAACGATCAAATCGGGATTCTTCTCTTCTTCTACACGTTGAAAGAAAACCTCGTTAACCAATACGCCTAAATCTGCATCTAGATATTGAGCGTATTCAAGAACTACGTGCTTAATACCGTAAGTACCACCACCTTTACCTCTCTTGGATTTTATAATGTGTGAAAATCCCACATTTAAAATCTTACTTACAGACTTTAAATATTCTTCTGCTTGAGGAAGTCTTTGCCATTGTCTAGGATCTTTATTTTGTGGGCTTCCTGCCAATATCCACAAGTCGTTCAGAGAAAACTTGTCCTCGTCCCTACCGATTTTTTCTAAAATATTAGCATCATATTTTGCTAATTCATTTTTATTTTTCATAACTTTGTCCCGTTAAAGGATTAATACTATCCTCATTGGTAGCTCGGTCAAGCACTACCTTTGAGGATTTTATTTTGACCGAAGTGGTAGCCGGGGACTTGAACCCCGGTGTATGCCGTCCTACCTGCTTATTACCAGTCTCGCTTGACAAGGTAAAAAGCGAAGGGCAAAGATTGAAGTTGCCTATTGTGACGGTCTGCAACTGGAATCAATGCCCTTAAATATCTTCTTTCGCTACCGTCACATGAGCGATCATTTTCATATCACAAAATTATATATGACAAAATCCGTGGCCTATTTTTTCAAGGCTCGAAAAACCACAATGGAGCTATTGTTGTAAAATCCCTCCGGCCGTATTACCGGAGGGGCATCTACTTCCGATCCTCTCCCCGTCGTTCGAGTTATCCCGCAAGCCTGCAAGTCATGTCGCTAATTACGCTCATGAACCTATCGTAGGTCTTTTTATTCCATTCCTTGTGATCCGGCATCCAGTCATTGAATATCTCCATGTAGACCACATCGTGAGACCTGTCTTGTACGGTGACGCATAAACCGCCCGTCTCCGGCATAACGCCTACATTTATATGTACCGGTTTCCTTCCGATCATACACTCCAACGCAATTCTTTGCACGTTCTTCAATACCTCTATCGTTTCCATATCCTTATATTATTAATGTATAGTTATCAATCACCCGAATAAACCCTGTTACCGTAAAGGCTAGCCATACCGACATGAGATAAGACAACATGCTTGCGATACTCGATGCGTCTAGCTTCTTCCTCTGCCAATCTCTTGGCCTTGGCCTCATTATTTTTTATCTCTATCTTGGCATTATCCCATGCTATAGAAAGGCACTTGCCAAAAGACCAAGAGAATTTTCGGTAAAGTCTGAATAATCTCCATGCGTCTTTCATGATCTCACTCTTGTTGTATTTCTGTGTTGCCATTGTACTGTTGTTTTATTTTGATGATGCAAATGTAAAGCATATACTATTCAATTGCAAGTGTAAAGAAAAGAATATACTATATATTAACGTTAATTATGAATAGTATATACTTTACATACAACAGTAAGTCGTATTTTTGCAAAAAACATTAAACATTAATACTATGAGTCATAGAATAAAAGACTTGATTAAAGAAAAAGGCTATACACAACAAGAATTTGCAGACAAGTTAGAAATGACCAGAGTTGGCCTTTCTCAATTGATTAATGGTAAGCCGTCATATCCCACCTTGGAGAAGATCGCCACAGCTTTAGAGGTTCCCATGTGGCAACTCTTCGCATCCCCTTCCGAAGTGCAAAAAGAGATTGATGGTGGGTATAAGTGCCCTAATTGCGGGCACCCATTGAAGATAAAGGTGGAATGATGTTATCTTCAATGATCTCAAAATAAAAATCATGAAAGTTTGTTTTCTGCATACAATGCATTACCTTTGCGATACAATATAATACAGAAGTAATATGGAAGCAGTAATAAGAAAGCAAACCTCGTTCCGTTTACGTGAGGACTTGTTGCAAATATTGCAGGAACAAGCTAAGAAAGCGAATAGGAGTTTGAATAATTTTGTAGAGAGCACCTTGATGGACGCTGTATACTCCGAGCCAAACGAGGAAACGATAGCGGCTATAAGGGAAGCACGCACGACCAAGAATAAAGAAACGTTCGACAGCGTGGATAGCTTGATGGAGGAATTAATGAAGTGAAAAAGAAATTACACCCAACAAGCCAGTTTAAGAAAGATTTCAAACGTATTCAGAAATTCCCCAAAAAAATCGCAGCTTTTGAATATATCGCAAATCTACTTATAAATGACCATCCGATTCCACAAGAATACAAACCTCACATGTTGAAAGGTGAGTATAAAGGGTGTATGGAATGCCATATAGAAGGGGATTTTCTTCTTATTTGGATTGACGGAGAAATAATCGACTTGCTTAGAATTGGTAGTCATTCCGAGTTGTTCGGAAAAAAGAGATAGACAAGTACAAATATGAATACATTGACTTACAAAGGCTATATCGGGTCTGTATCTTTTAGCGAGAAGGACAATGTTTTCTTTGGAAAGATAGAAGGCATTGATGGTCTTGTTAATTTTGAGGGGGAAAGCGTGCGGGAACTTACAACGGCTTTCCACGAGGCTGTAGATGATTATCTGGCGTATTGCGAGGAAGAGGGGATTGAGCCGCATAAGAGCTATTCCGGTTCATTGAACGTTCGTTTATCACCGGAACTTCATAGTAGAGTGGCTGTTCTGGCAAAGCAAGCAGGCGTTTCCATTAATGCTTTCATAAAAAAAGCCGTGGAAAAGCAAGTTGCTGTAATGTTGTGATTTGGAATAGAACATATACTTACCTTGCCATTTAATATATGCTTCAAGTAGCGTAGGAGATATACTTCGTTGGCAAGGTTTGTACTACTTAATTTTATAAATATGTTATCTAACATGTAATTTTATCCGTATTTATTTTGATTTGTTAACATTGGTATCTATCTTTGCTTCATCATTAACTAAACTAAATCAAGTCATGAGAAAAATATTAATGCTTTTATGCCTGTTCTCTTTGAATATAACTTGCTTTTGTCAAAACAATATTATTCCAAAGCAATTTTTATCTGAAATTGAGATAAATTCATCAAAGTGCAAATTGTCGTATTTGACTTTAAGTTTAGCTCTTAAAGTGAATAGAGAAACAGACGCTATTGTATATGGTTCATTTTTAGACATGGTGGATGTTTTGTCTTCTCATTTAGATACGTTGAATCAAACTCATAAAAATTACGAGTTTTTGTTGAATAACAAGAAAATGTTTTCAGCGATGATGAATAATGCATATTATGGGGCGATGCGAGATGCTTTGTTTTTAATAACAAAGAATGATTTCCCTATATCTATGTTGAAGTATAAGAATAATTCCAATATGTTGTTTTTGACAAATATTATATATCCTAATGTGCTTAATACTTTGAAGTTGACTTCTAGAGAGAGAGCTTCTCAGATTGTGTCGACATTTGCATTGCCTTGTATGAAAGAAATATGTGGCTATGGAATCAAACCAGAGATCAAATATATGTGTGTTGGCATAATTTATGGAGCAATGGATTTTTCGGATTCTAGTTTAACATCACAAAAAGGAGAGGTACTTTATATGATTTCAAATGTAAATGATATAAAAAAATATCAAGAAGCAGAATTAACGGAAGATGAAATAATAGAAAAATCCGAGTATTTTATGAACGATAGAGACGGTTCAAGTGTAAAGAAAATAAAAGTAGAAGTAATGTGATTTTATTCTACTTACGTTGATATTCTTATCTTACGATTATTCTTTCATTAATCAACCTAGTTATATAGATAATTTTAGGGAGAGGGGATTTCTATATGTTAAATATGCTCGTTCCGTCCTTTCGGTTCGGGCTTTTTTATTTCTTCCTACAACAAAATCACAACAATACCTATAATGTTTCAATCTTTTTTTGTTTACATTTCCTTACGATCTTGATGAGGCATACTTTTGGGATAAAAAAGTTTATGTCTTCCATATCAATAGATATCACTGCCAATTACAAGCAAGTAGACGAGGCTATCAAGAAAATAGAGGAGCTAAAGAAGGTCTTGAAGGATGTCCATGTGGATGATCCCAGATCGAAAGTCATATTGTCCCAGATAGAGGATCAAAAGAAAGTGATCGATGAGCTTACCGAGCAGGTACGAAAGCTAAAGGAGGAGCAAGCCCAACAAGTCCAATCGGCTATCAATGATAGCAAGAGACAAGAGCAAGAGATAGCTAGGCTTGCGCAATCCTATAAGGCGTTATATGAGCAAATGAACGCCGAGGCCGGAAAGACCAAAAGAACGGTCGAGGTAATTCCTCCGTCTGCCGCCCAGACGCAAGCTACCGCCCAAGTGAACCAACAGAGATCGGCTTATGACAACCTTAACGAGGAAATCACCAAGGTAAACGGGACATTGGATCAGCATGTGGCGAAGCTTATCCGAGAACAAGGCTCATTGGCTAAGGTAAAAAACGAGCTGGCCAATCTAGCCAAGCAGGAGAAAGACAACGGATCGTTAAACGATAAGCAAAAACAAAGAAGGGAGGAACTTACCAGATCCTTATATGAGTACAAGCAGAATATATCCTCTCTCCAGCAATCCATACGTAACGATGTAAAGCTGAACAAGGCCGCTCAAGGATCTATTGATGAATTGTCGTTATCCTTGGGGAAGATGAGGGATCTTTATCGTTCCATGAGCGCAACGATGCAATCCTCTTCTTTCGGGAAGGCGTTGCTGTCAGAGATAAAAAACGTGGATGCGGAGGTCAAGCGGCTTGACGCTTCTCTTGGCAATCATCAAAGAAATGTAGGTAATTACGCTAGCGCATTGGATGACGCAAGCGTCTCTCTTAATGACATGATGAAAAATATATCGGCGCTTCCCGGTCCTATAGGGCAATCTGCTTCCGCCATGCAAGGCTTGACTAAGGCATCCTTGCGATTTATTGCCACGCCAATAGGGTCGGTTTTGGCTGGGATATCGTTGGCTCTTATGGCCTTGACTTCTTGGTTTAAACGAACAAGGGAAGGTGAGGAAGCGTTGAATGTCACGAGTGCTTATTTCAAGCAAACCTTGGATTCCATATTAGATGTGGTGGATGATGTGGGCGAATGGCTTTATAAGGCGTTCACAAAGCCCAAAGAGGGTGCAAAGGATTTAGTTGATTTTATCAAAGATCATTTGATGAATCATTTAAATGCTTTGGGAAAAGTCGGTGCGGCTGTATGGAAAATATTAGGCGGTGAGGTAGGAGAAGGGTTGAAAGATTTAGGGAACGCTATCGCACAAGGTTTTTCCGGTATAGAGGACCCGTTGAGTAAAGCTTCTAAATTCATGGACGATATAATAGATAAGGGTAATAAACATGCAAAATTAGCTAGACGTGAGAACGCTTTAGAGAATAGGCGGACGGCTTGGATCGCAAAAAGAGCGGAGATTGAGGCTAGAATAAGCGAGTTGAGGGAGAAATCTCAAAATGCGGCTTATTCAGATAAAGAACGTCTGGAAGCCTCAAAAGAAGCCTCTAAGTTGGTAAAAGAAATGTATGATGAGGAGGTAGATATGGCTCAAGAACATTTTGAGATCATAAAAGAGACAAATTCCTTGTCGCATTCTAATGGGAAAGCGTTGCAGGAACAAGCGGAAGCAGAGGCAGACGTAAATAAGCAATTAGCGGAAAGAGCATCAAGACTTCGTGAATTGTCTAGTCAGCAGAGAGAAATAGGTAACAGGATGAAAGCCCAAGGCGTTAGCGCCAATAAAGAAAAGGTTGAGACCTCCGAGAGACTTATGGCTATAGAGGAAGGCCGCAAGAAGATCCAAGATAAGGAATTGGAGGTAGAGATGCAGATCCAGCAAACCCGCATAAACGCTATGAAAGAGGGATCGGATAATCGTATCGCCCAATTAAGGCTTGATTATAAGAAGCAGACACAAGAGGTTACGAAATTAGGGGAGGTGTTCTTGAAGGCTCAACAGGAGATCGAGAGAAAGGCGTTCGAGGCGGCTAATCCTAAAGCCAAGGAAGAAGGGAAGGCTTTTAATCCCACAACAACGAAGGTTTCTGAATTGCCACAGGAGCAATTACAGCTACTTGCTGATATGTTAGCGGCTATAACGATCGAGACACAGGCTAAAGAGACTGAGTTACTCAAGGGTACATTGGATAAGTATAAGGATTACGCCAAACAAAGGGAGGATATCGAGAAGCAATACAATGAGGATGTCAAGTTTTTGCAGAGCCAGAGAAACGAGGAGAACGCCAAACAGATAGACTCCGCTTTAGAAGAGGCTGACAAGAAAAGGAAGGAGAGCCTATCTAAGATCAACCTAGAGGAACTCAAGGAGAATATAGATTGGACTTCCGTGTTCGGCAACCTTGACAGAGTTGCTACCGAGGCATTGTCCGGAATCAAGGAAAAGCTCCAACAATACCTTCAAGACGCTGTCGGAACCATAAGCAAGGAGGATTTCAAGACGGTATCGGACGCTATCGAGCAAATCAACGAGGCCATGACCGATCGAAAGCCTATCGATCAATTACGCCAAGGGTATGATGAGTATAAGGAGACAATAGAGGAAGTGGCCGTCGCTCAAAAAGAGTTGAATGATCTGGAGTCTAGAGGGGCCGCATCCAAGGAGGCTTTGGAGATGGCGAACAAAAAATTGACGGAATCGTTAAACAAGCGTAGATCCTCCTTGGTCAAGATGACATCGGCCATAAACTCCATGGGAGAGAAAGGGCAGGATATCGTTGCTGCTGGGAATAATATTGCTGATATGCTCACCGACTTGGGTGTTTCCGTCCCGGAATCCATATCCAAGGCTTTGGACGGAGTGAGTCAAGTCATGTCCAGTCTGGCTAGCATAGATCTCACCAAGCCGTTTAGTGTCATTACGTCCGCTACCGGTATAATCGGAGGTATCGGCAAGGCCATAGGAGGATTGTTCGGTGGTGGTAAGAATGTAGTGGCTCAAGAGACGATCGATAGCTATAATGACCTCATGGAGGTGATGGATGGCGTTATCTCCCGTCAACAGGAGTTACTTGACGGATTGAGTGGGGCTGATGCGGTGGAAGCTTACAATAAGGCTGTGACGCTTATTGAGAAGCAGATTGACATGACAAAAAAATTAGGATTGGCTCAACTCAATGCGGGATCAAGTGCGGGGTCTCACTCTTACGGATATAGGGCTGTCAGGGATTTGAGGGCTTATGACAAGGAGCTGAGGGCTATCGGTATCAATCTGGACTCATTGGGAGGTCGTGCGGAGGGATTATTCGAGCTTGATCCAGAAGTGATAAGGCAACTTAGGGATGATGTTCCGGAAGCATGGCTAAAAATTGATGATGATGCTAGAGGATATCTTGAGACTTTGTTGGAACTGGATGACAAGATGAAGGAGTTGGAAGAGGACAGTAAGGAAGCTTTTACTGGCATATCTTTCGATTCCGCAAGATCAGAGCTTAGAAATCTCTTGTTGGATACAGACACCACGATGAAAGAAGTATCGGAGCATTTTGAGGACTATATGAGACAAGCCATTGTCAATACTATAATTGACAAGACATTAAGTGAAAGAATCAAAAAATGGTATGAAAAATTCTCTGAAGCTATGGCTGATGGAGAGTTAAGTGATTTAGAAAAAAGGAATTTACAGGAAACCTATAAAAAGATATACGAGGATGCCGCCAAAGAGAGGGATGCTGCATTTGAGGCCGCAGGGCTTGAGAAGGAGACAAAGACAGAGGATCAAAAGGCTACCGCCAGAGGTTTCGAGACCATGACACAGGATCAGGCGGCGGAGTTGAATGGGCGTTTCACGGCGTTACAGGAAAGTGGAAATGTAATCTCGGAGCAAAATTTGACACAGACATCCTTGTTGTCAAGTATTGTTACCTCTATTGGAGGTGTTTTGTCCGCCAATGATTCCGTAAGGGATATAGCGGGAGAGATACGGGATTTTCAAGTTCAATCGTTTTTGGAAATACAAGAGATAAATGACACGACAAAAAGCATAGATAAGACATTAAAGAAGATGTCACAAAACATAGAACAAGTGAAAATAAATACGGGAGGGATATAATGATAGGGCAATTATATATAAATGGAAGTGACGCATACATGATGTATGGTGTCATCATGGGGGATGGTTTCATTGAGAACATATCGATGGCCGCTCCATTAAAAGAGTTTGTTGAGAATGATAGCCGTCTTGAGCATGGCAAGAGAATGATAATATCCAATCCTCGGTTAGCTAGCCGCAACGTGAACCTTACTTTTACGATAAACGGAAAGACACCAGAGGAATACCTAGATCATTATAGGGCTTTCGTAGCGGAACTGCATAAGGGTAACGTTGCTCTACGTGTGCCTGCATTAGGGGAGACCTATAAGTTGGTATACCTAAACTCAGCGTCATATGCCTTGGATGGATCTCGCACCGTCTCCAAACTGGCTTGCAAATTTGTCGAGCCTAACCCATATGACAGGGCGTAGCAACAAAATTACAACAATCCCGCCATTGTTTTTTTTAGGTCCGCTTGATTTTTTGCCATCCCCCTTATATGCGTGAACTTTGAGTTCATGATCGAGATTAAGGACATATCTGGCAATACTCGTTTCTCGACTCCTATAAACCGGGGCGCAAAGGGGAGATTCACCTTGATGAAGGAGGACTATATAACCCTTCCTTTTAGCGTTGAAACGCCTATTGATTTCAAGCCGGGCGACTATGTGGACATGAGAGGGGTACTCGATGACGCTTTAGGAGGTAAGTTGTCCAAGGTATATAAATACCTATCCTTGCAGAAGCCCAATGTGGTGCCGGGAAAATATGATTATGAGTTAAGGTTGGACGCTTATTATTATGAGTGGAACACGAAGATATTCAAGTATACCCCGGAAAATCATGGACAGGAGGCAGGATGGAACCTTACCGCCACTCTTGACACGCAACTGGGCGTGTTCCTGCGTAACCTTAAAGCTAACGGATATACGTATAACGGCGTCGATTATGACTTTGATATAGACAACACGGTCGAGAACAAGGCCGTGTTGATGTCTTATGACAATATCCACCTTTTGGACGCCCTTTTCTCGATGGCCGCCGAGGACAAGTGGAATTGCGACTGCTGGATAACCGAGAATATTATCCATTTCGGGCGTTGCGAGTTCGGTGACGCCGTAAAGATAGAGTTGGGCGTGGAGGCTTCATCCATGACCCGTAACGATAGCAAGGGTACTTACGCAACACGTATATACGTGTTCGGAGGTACCAGAAACATCCCTGCCAACTATCGTCCGGTAGATGAGCATACCGTAGTCAACGGTGTCGTGCAAAAGCGGCTCATGCTCCCGTCCGGGACACCGTATATCGATGCCTATACCGGCATGACCAACGCCGAGGCCGTGGAGGACGTGGTGGTATTCGATGATATCTATCCCAGACGGATAGGTACGTTGTCGGATGTTAAGACCGTGAACAGGAACATAGAGACGGACGGAGAGGTGACGGGGACTTTCAAGGCTTATCAATACAAGGATACCGGATTGGTGTTCAAGGATGAATATATCATAGAGGGCGAGAAATTGAAGGTCACGTTCCAATCCGGGAGACTTAATGGCATGACTTTCGGAGTCACTTTTAATCCCGAGGGATCGGAACCCGTCGAGCAATTATGGGAGATCGTCGCTAACGAGGATTATGGCCGCTTGTTACCAGACGATGTGATCCGTCCGGAGAACGGCGATAAATATATACTTTCCGGATTCAATATACAATTAGTGTCCGACCAATATATACCGGAGGCGGAGGCGGAGCTTCTGGCCAAGGGTAAAGAATATATAAAGAGAACCAGTATTGACGATGGCACGTACCCGACTACGTTGGACTCGGAATGGGTCTATCAAGACCAGATCAACCGGACTTACGACGTGGGGCAGAGGATGCGGATGGTCAATCCCGCTTTCTTCTCGTCGGAAGGGCGTATCAGTCGTGTTATAGGCTGGGAGATGAGCCTTGATATCCCTTATGATTCTCCTGTATATACTATAGGCGAGAGCACTCAATACAGCCGGCTTGGTGAATTGGAGGACAAGGTTGATTCCTTGACTTATAAAGGACAGACATATACCGGTTCAGGGGGAAGCGGCGTATACGTTATCCGTACCAATGACTCCACCCCGGCAAGCGACAGCAACGTATTCTCCGCCCTTCGCTCATTGGCTACCTTCCTCCGCAAGGACAAGCCCGATCAGACCAAACATCTCATCAAGTTCCTCGGGGGACTTATATCGGACAACATCGAGTCGCAAGACTTCGCGGCCGGGCCGTTCGGTACCGGGTTCGTGGTGAAAAGAGACCCGAAGACCGGCAAGTCGTACATCGAGGCTGACGAGATCTACATCCGTCTCAAAGCCTATTTCGACACGTTGGAGATCAAGCACCTCTCTCACGTGGGAGGGCGTATCGTATTATCTCCGGCGAGCATGGAGTGCATTAGGGTGGAGGAGGTATCGGTAGAGCTGGATGCCTTATATGACTTTAACGGCGATCCCTTATATGACACCGAGAATAGCCGGTTATACTCCTTGGGGGGATCGGCTCGTGCCACCACCAACGTGTACAGGTGTTATTTCCGGCAGACCGACGGGGAGAGGGAGATCGTAAATGAGTTCGCTATCGATGACATGGCCCAATGCCGAGAGTTTAACGTGAAGACCGGGATATCCCATAATGTCCGTAACCAGTATTACTGGCGCAGGGTCGTAGGCTTGGGGGGTGATTATATAGACTTGTCGATGGATGATTGTGACCCCGGCAGCATGGTCCCGAAGGCGGGTGATACGATCGTCACGATAGGCAACAAGACGGATACCAATCGTCAGCATGTAGTTTATCTATCCTCCTACGACGATGACGCTCCGTGCTTCAAGCTGTATTCCGGTATCAACTCTTACTCGATGTTGAATAAGGAAGTGACGGTCATTTCCCCGAACGCCGACAAGAACGTATTCACGGGCAAGGTAGTCATAAAACCGGGGTCTGCCGGCTTCGAGAACTTGACAGACAAGCCGGACATGGAAGGCATAAATAATTCCATCAAGAATGCCCAAGAAGCCGCCTCCGCCGCCCAAGAGGCTATCGAGGGAGTGCAAGGCTCGGTGGATGATTTCAAGTATTACGTTGATAACACCTTCGCCGATGGAATCATATCGGAGGCGGAGACCAAGGATATCGCCCGCTATATAGATATCGTAAACAACGAGAAGGCATCGTCATTGGCTACATATAATGAGTTGAGGATCAATCCTTATCTTGACGGGGCAGAGCTTGTCTCCTTGGATAATGCCAAGGAAACCCTGTTCTCTTCCATAGATAGCCTGATCGACGCCGTAAACAAGGCCATAGCGGACAAGAAGGCCACGGAAGAGGAGATAGCCGATATAAACGATAAATACACGGAGTTCAATACCGCTTGCGGTAATTTTTATTCCGCTGTGGAGAACGCTAACAAAAAAATACAGGATAATCTTAAGTCATACTCGGATAACGCCCAGAAAGCCGCGGATGAGGCTAACAAGAACGCTACGAGCGCGATGGACAGCGCCAATACCGCCAAGAGCAATGTCTTGGGCTTGAAGGACTTCACGGACGAGGCATTCGAGGACGGGATTATCTCCAGATCGGAGGCGGTGGCCATAGGAAAGTACACCAATACGGTGAACGCCACCAAGAAAGAGGTGGAATCAACCTACAACACGTTATATACCAACCCTTTCCTTTCCGGTACCCCAAAAACGGATTTACTGAACGCCAAGGTGACGTTCATGGGAGCGGTGGATAACCTGTTGGCATCTATACAGACGGCCATTTCGGACGGTAAGACGACAATAACCGAGAAGGAGATTGTCGATAGCAAGTTCTCCGCGTTCAACAGCGCCTATGCCTCACTTGCCACGGCCATAGAGAACGCAAACAAGGCGATTCAACAGAAGATCAAGGAGGAGGCGGTCAATGAGGCCTCCGATGGTTTTATCTCCGATATCGAGACGATTACCGAGGCGGACAAAAACGAGATGGCCAAACAATTGGGATACGCGGATTACGCCTCGATGAAGGAACAAGCGGCGAAGGGCAAGACCCTCATAAACGGGGCATCTATCAATACCCAGTTGATAGATACGGACTTGCTCATCACTTCTCTCGTTATAGCCAAGGCGATAAAAACAAGTAACTTGAACGTAAATGATAAGTTCATAGTTAAGACCGATGGCTCCGTGGACATGAACGGCATCTTTCACTCCCTTGGTACTAAGACGGAGCTTGTCATCTCTAACGGTTATTTGAGGATCGCCTATAACGGGGAAGAGATCATGCGTTTCGCCGTGAACCAGAATACGGGTATGCCAGAGCTGAATATGCACAAGGGGGATAAGAGCGTGTTTATCTCCCCGGAGAAACTTGTGTTCGGTTTTGGCTCAGGGAATAATTTCTTGACTCTTAATCCCAGTGACATTGGAGGGGGAGACGTGAGAAAGAAAAGTGATGGGACCTTGTATGTGACCACTGGAGAAACCTCCTTGATAACGGTTGGGATCTACGTGTCTCCGCAGGAGGGAGGTACGACAATCCCTACACCGGGATCTATGCTGTTCAAATACGAGGGAGAGCAGGAGTACGTGGAGGCTATACCCAACGATGGGTATGAGTTCTCCAGATGGAGCGATGGTGGCGCCCAACGCCATTTGGTTACATGGGATGTCTCAGGCAAGGGGATAACCGCGTATTTCACCAAGATACAGGTGACTCAATATACGGTGACCCTGATAGCCAACCCGCAACAGGGCGGTACCGTGTCTGGAGGAGGTGCCGCCGACAAGGGGACGGTACGCGCGGTATCCGCTACCCCCGCCTCCGGTTACCGCTTTGTCAACTGGAGCGATGGGGGGAACCAGACCCACAACGTCACTTGGGACGCTAATAAGACCTTGACCGCTAATTTCGAGAAGGCTATTATAACGGGTGACGAGATATTGTTGGGTACCTCGTTGACATCAGGCACGTATACGAGCGTGTTGAAGAAGGGGACGGGTACCTTGACGGCTTCCACTTCCGGCGGTAATATGACGGTCATGTCCTCGTCCGGCAATCAGGGATGGGTGCTGTTCAACAAGGGATATCTCGGGAGCAAGTTGTCGCAAGGGCATATATACAGGCTAAGTGTCACGGCCAAGGTCGCTTCCGGTACGGTCACTTTCTTGGCCGGCATAGGCTCTATAGACTCCGGAGGAGAGTTCAACGACCTTTCCTCGGGAGATATGATCTATGGCGAGCAGATAACGACATCCGTAAAGACCTTTGTCGTGGATATAACGGTCTACAAGAGAGATAGCACGGTAAGCGACGCGGTGGCTATGTCGTTCTTCCCCGATAGTACGGCCACTATAACAATAACGGGTATATCGTTGAAGGAGGTGTGATATGGGAATCATTAACAAGACAACAGATAAGATAAACGTCTTGCTTGACAAGATAGCGGATATTCCAGAGGAGGGTCTGGCAGGGAAGACCCCAGTATTGGAAGACGTGAGAGTCACCACCCTATCCGCGGGTAGCGATGCCACTGGCGATATCGTTAGAACCGGGGTTGATAGTGAGGGAAACCCATCGTACGTGATAAATCTAGGTATCCCACGAGGTAAGGACGGGACTTCTGGAGGTCCCGCCAGTATAGACTGGACCAATGTCCTTAATAAGCCAGAATGGATAATGTCATCCACTAAACCATCATATACGGCCGATGAGGTCGGGGCATTACCCTCAAGCACCTCTTTCAAGACGGTTAACGGGGAATCCATATTGGGTGAGGGTGATATAGAAATCTCATCCGAGGGAGGAAACGGCGTAGGACGAAACTACCCCGGTTACAAGAACGCCGAGATATTCAACGATTACGAGAATAACAAGGCCGCCGGAGCCTACGCCCACGCCGAGGGCATGAATACGAACGCTACCGGTCCTAGATCTCACGCCGAGGGGCATAAGACAAATGTTTTCGCAGCTGACGCCCATGCGGAAGGAAGGGAGACATGGTGCGTAGGGCCACAAGGCCACGTGGAGGGCTCTTATTCCATTTGCCTAGGAGGCAACTCGCATGTGGAAGGCACGGCTTTCCAAGAAGGCCTGCAAGGAGAAGGCGTTAGGCCCGTATTATTGAATGATGAAGAGACCATAAGAACCTTCGTAGAGACTTTCGGTACCGATAATCAAGATAATTATAACAATACTTTTTTGATACGATTCGAGCAGTTGTACAAGGATTATTGCGTGCATATAGCCTTGGGGGAACGAAGCCACGCTGAGGGGGCCAATAATTTCGTATGTGACAATACGAGCCACGTGGAGGGATACAATAATATATGCGGGGATTTGTATTTTGCCCATAGCGCTCCGCGAGTCCATAAGGCTAACCATGTAGAAGGGGTGAATAACGTTCTCTATTCTGGGAATAAATCATCAATTCAAAATTTTTGCGTACATATAGAGGGTGAGACTAACATTGTTTATGGTGGATGTTCTTACTCCCATATAGGGGGGAAGGATTGTAAGGTCGGCGACCTTTCTCAAGAAGGGATGTCTCGCTATTCTTTCGGACATGGTTTAGGGATAGTGCTGAAAAATGACTACTCGACATCTTTCGGACGTTACAACCTCTATGAGATCGAAGGGAAGAATGTCCTATTTTCGTATGGTATTGGAGATGATGGACGGAGAGATAACGCCTTATCTATACTGGAGGATGGAACGGTGGTGATTCCCCGGCTGGACGGGGGAAGTGTCAAGGAGCAAATAGACGCGGCCATACAGCCATTGATCAACAAGGTTAACAACATGTATAAAGAGCTCACCGGGATTATAGACGAGCAATCCAAGCGAATACAAGATTTGTTAGCCTTGATACCATCGGTGAAGGTTGAGAATGACATATTGATGATCGGGACACCCAAGGCCTTCGTGATAGGTAGCCTGCTTGTATTGACAAGGAACCTTCCGGCCGGCGTTTCCGATGATACGCTTACGATTACCGATACGTCGGTGGAGGTAGATAATGATATATTAACAATTAAATAAACACTAAGGATATTATGAGCACGATTAAAAAGGTAAACGTAAACGGGCAAGAGTATGATTTGGCCGGTTCTGGAGGCGGTGGGGTTTTGATCGAGATAACCCACTCGGAACTAGTAGCTCTTAGGAATAGTGGCGGTCTTGTTCAAGGGAATAAATACCGGATAACGGATTATAACGCCGTCTTTAACACGTTAAGATCAGCGGGACATCAATTTGATATCGTAGTGGAGGCATTGTCTTCATCTGAGCTTTCCGAGAAAGCCTCCGCTATGATACATGAGGGGGATGTATATTTCGAAAACTCCCATCTGGATCTATGGACTGTCTATTACTCATTGGATAACGACACTTCTCGCTTTAAAGAGGCATCGGCTTCTGGAAAAGGCTTTATCTGGAGATTAATAGATGAGTATAATAACGATGTATGCTTCGATTTCAAGAACGCCCTTTTCACGTTGTCATCTTCTGATTTTGATTTTGTCACGAGTGATTCATTGGATTTTTATCTGTTCTCTCATTTAGAGACGGGAACCCCATCCCAGTCGGACATCAAGGATAAAACAATAGTGAGATCTGGTTCCGTTTATAATAATATTGTAAAATTCAAACTAACATCATCACCCAAATTGGTGTTTGGTTGCGTAAAAGGACTCTTTGATTCAATATCTCCTTTTTTACTGTCTTGTAATCGAATTGAGGCTATTGAATCTGTTATTGTGTTTGGTATGAGCGCTAGTAAGTTTGCCTCCAGTAAGATTTGTCTTGGCGCTAAAGTCATTTCAAAAAAAACGGTATCAAATATAATCAATTCTGTTTTTAGCGCTTCATTGACGCTTGAGGGAACTTATTCTATTAATAATACAAACATATGCGATATAAATAAAATATCTTATGAAGGCGATATTACAAATTGCTTTATTTATGGAGGACTTAGAAAGCCATCATTAAAATGCTCAACGATGAATAACGTATCCGTAAAAATTATTGCTACAAATAATAATACATTGTTGACTCTTTCCGATCGATTGGATTCTGTCGATGTTTACGCCAAGGAGAATGAATCTGGATCTTATGATATAAAAATCGTAGACCCGTTTGCGCAATAACATGGATAAAAAAAGGATATGGAAGCTATTCGCATAGGAAACGACATCAATATAGAATGGACCATCTTCCGGGACGGTAAGCCCGAGTCTTTGGATGGCAAGAACATTAGCGTCTTCATGACCAATGGCTATAAGAAGATGGCGGTAAAAGACCTCCACTTCCGGGATAACGTGATACGATTCACCTACCTAGGCAAAGACCAAGATTATAGCGGCGTCTATACGCTGACCCTTATCGAGAACAAAGGGAAGGAGGGCATGTACACCGTAGACGCTTGCGATGCGTTCCGTCTTATCCCACGGTCGTGCTCCGTAGGTGGAGATACGGGATGCGGCAGCGTCAAGGTGACAACGGTAAAGCTAACGGGAGATATATCCGTTCCTGCCGTAGGGACCGGAGATTATGAAAGTATGACCAATAAACCACGGATCAACGGGGTTGAGTTGGTCGGGGATAAGTCCCTAGAGGAGTTAGGGATACCCATTCTACCTGATAATATCGTAACCGATGCCGATTACACGCATACGGATAACAACTTGACGGACGCTCTTTTGGAAAAGCTCGACGGATTGAGTAATTACGATGATACGGCGTTAAGAGAGGCTTTAACCTCCGAGATCATCAGGGCGAAGGAGGTAGAGGGGGATCTTGACACGGCCATAAGGAAAGTGGCTTCCGATCTGTCCACGTTTATAACGGGAGATCCTGATGCGGACAATATCATCAACAGATGGCAGGAGGTGGTGGAGTTCTTGTCCGGTATGACAGAGGATAAGGATATGGCCGGAGTGTTGCTGGATTTGAAAAAACAAATACTTGCGGAGGTCACGAGTATCTTGTCAGGTTATTACACGTCCGGACAGATTGACGATAGGTTTGTCGAGAAGATCAAAGGGAAGGGACTTAGCACAAACGACCTTACGGATGAGCTGTTATCTAAGATCAACGGCTTATCTAACTATGATGATGAATGGGTCAGGAGTGAGATCGCCTCTATCAAGGCGGATATCGACACGTTATTGGGTGATGGAGCGAGCGACGCTATAGATACCTTCCATGAGATCGAGCTTTTTTTGCAGGGTATTACTGATAAGGAAACCCTAACCGGTCTTCTCAATGACTTGCGTGCGGAGATAACGGCTTTGATCCCAACCAAGACATCCCAATTAACAAATGACGATCACATCGTAAAGGACGCTAATTACGTCCATACGGACAATAATTATACTGACGAAGATAAGGGTAAGTTGGATGGATTGGATAATTACGACGATACGGATATCCGGAATCTGGTCACCGGCCTAAGGACGGACGTTAATAAGTTAAAGCCCGTTGTCACATCCACCCCGTCTAACGGCCAGATAACCATAACGCCGGACAAGGCCCAAAACGAAGATCCGGACGTGTCGATAACGCTGGAGACCAAGGGAGACAAGGATAAGTCTCTGATGGCCGACGGTAAGTACCGCAAGCTGCCCGTGTACGGGAGGAATCTGTTGTTGGGATCGGGGAAGGAGGTAAGTAACTCTAGTTACAAAATCGCTGATTATTGGTTGGCGGAACAGATACCCGATGGGACGCAGGTCACTGTAACTATATGGGGTGAGATAGGGGACGGCAAAGAGTCGTTCGACTTATTTAATTCTGGAGCGTATGTGGGGTCATTAGCCAAGTTTCTTCCTACAGATTTTGTAAATGGGAAAGCTCACAAGACATTTAAATGGCTTACTACTTTAGTTGGTCATCAAGCGGATAATACACGTCTTGTTATATTTACCACTCCAAATACAGTTACCTCTACCTCCACCATCCACAAGATCAAGCTCGAGTACGGCGACATCTCCACCGAGTGGTCTCCAGCTTGGGAGGACATCCCGGATATAGAGGAGCGGTACGCCTACGGTGTAGAGTGGGACATGGCTTCGTCAAGCCCGGACGGGAAGCGTGTGGGGAATATGCAATTGCATAGGGAGTTGCCGGTTCAGAGCGGGATGATACGCTGTATTATTGATAATAATGGAGGTATTGTGAGATACAATGACGAGGCAGTTGATGATATTCTAACACAATCGGCTATGGTTGAGATCCCTGAACATTGGTTTAAATTATATACAAATGGTACTAAGTTTAAAGCGATGTTCTCTGCAATACCTTTACCCGGATATAACCACATAGATAAATTTTACATATCTACTATGGAGGCTAGAATTTATCGTAATAATTCGACTTTGTTTAGTTCTAAAGGTGTTAATTCTACTGATTCTAGCGTCCGCGGCGGCGACAACACCGCTGAATGGGACGACACCTATCGTTCCTTGCTAGGCCGTCCCGTCACCAACCTCACCCGAGACCAATTCCGGCAAGCCGCAAGGAAAAGAGGCAGCGGATGGGAAATGTATACCTACAACGCCCACAAGATCCTGTTTTGGCTATTCGCCGTCGAGTACGCCACTTTGGACAGCCAGAAACCTTTCAACGCCCAGAAGGACGCTAACGGTTTCGCCCAAGGTGGTTTGGGAGCGGGACCTACTCAAATGACGGATTGGGCGAACTTTAACAATGCGAATCCTCTTATCCCATGCGGCTATACCAACGAGTTCGGTAATGGCTCTGGAGAGAAGGCGTATGTCGTGAAGAACGCCTCCGGCGGTACTCACGCCACGTTGATGGCTAACAGGTACCGTGGTATAGAGAACCCGTTCGGCCATATCTGGAAATACACCGATGGGGCCAACATACAAGTCACCACGGGTGATTCCGGATTGTCTATCCTATGGACTACCGATGACCCGTCAAACTTCAGCGATACATCTTACACAGGTTATGACAAGAAAGGTAACATCTGCCGTACCAATGGTTATGCCAAGAAGATGTTACTTGGGGAAGATGGGGATATCGTGGCTACGGAGGTCGGCGGTAGTAGCTCTACCTACTGGTGCGACTATTACTACACCTATACGCAAGCCAACCGCTTACAGGTGGTGCTGGTTGGCGGTTACGCGGGCAACGGGTCGGCTGCGGGCCTCGCTCGCGTGGTTACGGGTGATGCGCCTTCCGCTGCGGGTCGTAACGTCGGTTCACGCCTTTGCTTTTTTCCCGAATCTCGTAAAACGTCGGCGTAGCCGCACGTATCACGTCGGAAATATTTTGTATAACAATTAAATAACAATATGAAATGGAAGAAAATAAGAATAAAGACGATGGCAGCTTGTCATTCTTGAACATCCCAAGGGATAAGAACTCAAGGCATTTTAATTGCCCGGATATCACACAACAGAAGTTGACGAACCTCACGTTTTGGGTCATTGATTACATGGACGGCGTGTCCACCAAGTTTGGGAAGGACCGGGCACTCGTTATGATCAAGAACAATATCGAGGACAAGGACAGTGATGCCAAGAAATTCTTTACGAATTCCCAAGAGATCAAGTACGTGCTTGGAAAGATAAAGGAGATGGACAAGTTCCCGAGGAAAGTGACGATGCGAGCCTCCGGGAACAGGTATTATCTCGAATAACGGAATAAGGGTCGATCATCCCTAGGTGGTGCTGGTTGGCGGTAACGCGGACAACAGGTCGAATGCAGGCCTCGCTAACGTGAATACGAATAATGCGCCTTCCGATGCGAATCGTAACATCGGTTCACGCCTATACTTTTAAGAAAGGGGAAAGATATTTAGGGAACAAACAGGGATGGTGGCCTCGCCTCTTGGCGAAAAAAGTCTCCCCATATAAAGGGTGTTGGTAGGGGAACCGAAGACTCCCTATGATAAAAAGCAAATTGATGACAATGAAGAGAATAGGAAATTTATTTGATAAGATAGCGAATATGGATAACTTGATACTGGCAGACATCAAGGCTCGGAGGGGGAAGAAGGATTCCTACGGCATAAGGTTGTTTGACAAGGACAAAGAAGGTAATCTCAGCCGTTTGCTAAAGTCTTTGCAGGATGGCACGTTCAAGACTTCCAAGTACCGGACTGATACCATCTATGAGCCTAAAGAAAGAGTCATATTCAAGCTCCCTTATTACCCGGACAGGATATTGCATCATGCCATAATGAACGTCATGGAACCTATATGGGTTTCCATATTCACTTCTGACACGACATCATGTATCAAGGGAAGAGGGATAACGGAGGCGTATAAAAGGACAAGACGGGCTTTGTCCGATCGTGAATCCGCCTATTGCCTCAAGGTTGATATCCGCAAATTCTATCCGTCAATAGACCATGAAGTGTTGAAAGGCATAGCTCGGAAGAAGATCAAGGACGATCGCTTGCTTATGTTGTTGGATGAGATCATCGATTCCGCTCCCGGCGTTCCGATCGGGAATTATCTTAGCCAATATCTTGCGAATCTTTATCTCGCCTATCTGGATCACGAGATAAAGGAGATTAAAGATATAAGGCATTATATCAGATATGCGGATGACATGACTTTTTTCCATCATGATAAGTGTTTCTTGAGAAACGTATTGCTTCCGTGGCTTATCGATAGGTTGACCGTGTTGAAGTTGGAGCTGAAAGGGAATTACCAGATATTTAAGATCGCTGAGAGAAGATCGGATAAAAGCGGCCGTGGTATAGATTTCGTGGGGTTCGTTTTCTATAAGGAGCATATACGGATAAGGAAGAGGACTAAGCAAAATCTATGTCGTGCGGCGGCTAGATTGAATAAAGTCCCGAATATATCCTTAACGGAATACAAGGCCGGTCTAGCCGGTTGGCTGGGCTGGATATATGATAGCGATAGCAAGCATTTAGCTAAGAAAATTTTAAAACCAGAGTTTTATGAAGCGATCATGGAGCGACACAATGCCGCCTAAAATAGAGCGGGACGGTGACGGTTCCTACCTTTACCGGTGGGATGTTAGAGAGGAGACAAGGGAGATGGGTGACGATATGGCCCCCATGATCTCCTATAGTTACAACGAGGTCAGGGTATGGCCCACGTTGACGGCCAACAAGATATTGGAGGCCTGTATCAACGCCCTATGGGACAAGGACGTGGAGCAAAAGAAACTGAACGACTACAACGCCGCCCAGCTGGGCATACTGGACTTGTCATACGTGGAGTCTTATAAGACGTTTCTGAATGAACGGAAGGCGTTGAAAGACTGTGTGGATAGCGATTTCGCCGAGTGGGAGGCGGCGAGAGAGGATGAGAGCGTAGTGGTTTTATAACTAAATAAAAAAAGGATCGGAAGAATGGAGTTTTTTAAAATGATTTGCAGTATGAGGGAGCTACTGACTGTAGTCGTGTTTGAGATGTTCATCGTTATGGTGGCGATGGGGTGGGATTTCGCCTCGGGTTATTACAAGGCTAAATTGAGGGGCGAGGAGCGTAATTCATACGGCATGCGTAGGACGGTCAGTAAGTTCATACTTTACGCTGGTAGCGTATGTATAGCGTGCGGGATAGACTCGGTTTGCTACGTGTGTCGGTTCTGGGAATTTATCCATCTGCCTTTCTTGACCAATGTCCCGGTCGTATCCTCGATAGTGACCGTATTTATCTTGATAACGGAGGTTAGGTCTATCTGGGAGAAGGCAGACGCTAAACAAAGGAGGCAGGCGATTAAGACAGCCGACATGATCGGTAAGGTTGTAACGCAAAAGGTTTTGGAGGACGCTTTGACAAACGCATTATCCAATGCCATGAATAAAAATAAGAAAGGAGAGTAAAATATGGGGAAAGACAATTTGCCTCGTGGGTATAGAAACGCAAACCCCGGAAACATTAGAATCAACGGAGACTTGTTCCAAGGTGAGATACGTCCGAGCAAGGACAAGTCGTTCAAACAGTTTGAGACTATGGCGTATGGCTACCGTGCCATATTCCGGATCTTGCGAAACTATCATAACAATTACAAACTTGACACGATCCGCAAGATGATTGGAAGATGGGCGCCGGAAAACGAGAATGATACGGACGCTTACATTAAGGTCGTGTCCGATTACGCCGGTATCCCGGCTGATGATCCTATCAACATTAACGATCGTGAGCAGATGATCCGTATTGTCGCTGGTATGAGTCGGATCGAGAACGGTAGGGAGGCTGATATGTCGGACGTGATAGCCGGGTGGAATCTGTTATGAGAGCATGGCAGGTTATATTAATACTAGTGTGCTTGGTAGCCAGTTTCACGGCTGGCTACCATATCAGGGGGGATGTGACTGATAAAGTCGTGTCTAAATCCGATACCGTATTAATAACCGACACGATCCATGACAGTATCCCGTATCCTGTTTATGAGACACTGGTACAAACAATACCTGAGCCGTTCCCTGTTTATATCACGTTGGACGGTGACACGGTAAAGGAACCTGTATATGTTCCGGTACCCATAACCAGCAAGGAGTACAAGACGGATGATTACCGGCTTTCAATTTCGGGTTACAAGCCTAATCTTGATTACATCGAGGTTTATAGAAGGACTGAGTATATAACCAAGACGATCACCCCCC